GGCTTCTTGTAAACTGACCATCATCCCCACCTCCTCGTAGGATTACTTTCTCGCTGCGAGGGTTACGAAGGGAGACACGGATGCCGAGCCCTTGTAAGGAGCGAGAGGCTTATTCCAAATCGGCTTGCCGTCCACGCGGTAGATGAAGCGGAAGACCGACTCATCGTAAAGGAATCTTACGTGGATAGAGCTTGCCGCCTTGACACCGCCCTTGTCGATGAGGAGGTACTGACCCACATCGGCGAGGATGATATCGCCAACCTCACCTGCGGCGGACGCCTGCTCAATCGGAACAACGGGTCTGCCGAAGAGTGTGCCGTAGGGCTTCTCGGAGAGACCGCCTGCCGGGATATACACGGGCTTGTCGCCGACCTTGAGGGTGTAGAGGTAGGGCTCAAGCTCCTGATTGATATACCACACCGCGTTGCCACGGGAACGGCTCCAGAGTCTGTTCCACATCTTGATGAGGTTCTCGACCGTGATGATATCGGTCTGGTCTTTCTCCTTGTCGACCGTAACTGCGGCACCGCTGTTCAGGATACCGAGAGGTTCGCCCTCGCCCGTACCCGAAAGGATGGCATCATCAATCTTGAATCCAAACTCCTCGGCGAATGCCTGACGGATGACCGCTTCGAGAGCTGCGGCATCCTGAAGGAGTTCATCGGTCGCATAGCAAAGACCCGTGAGCTTCTTGAGGGAGAGTTCCATCTGTCTAAACTTCGGCTTGGATGCGGTGAGCTCTTCAGCCTCGCCCTCCCAATAGGTCTGCACACCGCCCCAACGAGAACCGTTGGCACGGGACTCCTCATCCACCGCGTTAATCTTGAGACCGTTCGCGTTGGTGCTGATGGGGATTTTCTTGACTTTGGATGCGAGGATACCCGTCTCGTAGGTTCTCTTGAGAAGCTCGGTTACGAAGTCCTGCTGAACGAGGAAGCCACCGTCCGAGGGGGTGGTTTCGTTAAGACCCATCGCCGCTCTGGTCGTGAGTCTCTCATCGATGCTACCGCCGGGAGCTGCGGCTCTGTAGGCTGCGAGAAGCTGTTCGCCAAAGGATGCGAATCTCTTCTCATCGACCTTGCCGGGAGCAGGCTTGCTTTCGGGCTTTTCGATGGAACGGTCTTCGGGAGCAATTGCAAGCAGTCGCTCCGCACGGTTGATGCTGTCATCCCAAGAGCGGATTTCGCCCTCGTACTTGTCGATTTCCTTCTGCTCATCGTCAGAGAGGAATCTGTCCTCGGCTTCAGCCTTGCCGAGAACTGCCATTGCCTTGAGACGAGCGTCCTCTCTCTTGGCTTTCATTTCGAGAATTTTCTTCATATTCATGCTGTTTTCCTCCATTAAAGATTTTTGAATTTAGTGGTGAGCCGTGCGAGTTTTTCTTTCTCTTTGGCTCTTTTTGCGGCACTCTCGGCCGCTTTTTCTTTGCTTCGCTGTTCAGCCTTGTATCCGTCATATTCCTGCATTGCTCGGACGCCTACGTCCGTTGCTGTGTATGCGGGGAACGTTACGGGACTGACATCGAAGAGCTTGACTCGCAAGAGTTCTCGCGTGTCAATGCCGTTTGTGGTTGACCATTCGTCCTCCTCCACCACGAAACCGATGGACATTTGTGAGATGTCCCCACGGCGGATACTTGTCTGCAAATCCTTTGCCCAAGATGTTTCGGGCGGGTTGATTCGCACACGGAGTCCCACCTCATCCTCCACGAGTTCGAGCGTACCCGCTCGGTTTCGTCCGAGGACGTAGTTCGGGTCGTGATTAAAGAGGGCGCGGATGTCATCTCTGCCAATGCTTTCGGCAAACGCACCTTTGCGGACGATCTCCTTAAATGGGAAGATGCCGCCGAGGGTTTCGGACCACGAATCAAAAACGGCTGCGTGACCTTCAATCATCGCTCTTCCGTTTTCGCTTTCGCTTTCCACCACTCGTAGTTCCGTCAGCGGGAGCATTCGCATTTCCTTCTTGCCCTTCATCATCGCTACCTCCTTCTTCCGTATTTGTTGCACCAACCTGTGCGGGTATCATGCTACCGTTTACGAGGTAGTCATCGCCACCCTTTTCGGCAGGCACGAGTGCCATGTCTTCGAGTCGGCGAATGTCGTTGATGGACAGCCAACCGTTCTGTCTGCCTATGGCGTATCCCTCCATACGGGACTTATAATCGCCCCTCATCAGTCCATCCACGTTGAACCGTGCGAAATACAAAAGCCGTTCGCTATCGTCAAGAAGCAAACGGCTGATTGCCTGTTCCCACCGCACGATCCATGGGCGGATGGTGTGCTGCACGAACTCTATGGATTGGTGTTCTATGTTGGAGAACGTCGCTCTTTCGAGGTCTCCGACAAGGTGAGGAGGGACTCGGAAGATTCGGCAGATTTCGTTAACCTGATATTTCCTCGTTTCGAGGAATTGTGCGTCTTCGGGAGCAATGCCGATGGAGTGGTATTTCATACCTTCTTCAAGCACCGCCACCTTATGGCTATTTCTCGTTCCTTGATACACCCGATTCCAAGAGTCTCGGAGTTTTTCGGGGTCTTTGAGAACGCCGGGGTGTTCAAGCACACCGCCGGGTCTTGCACCGTTGCCGAAGAATTTCGCACCGTATTCCTCGGTTGCAAGTGCCAAGCCTATCGCCTCTCGCACCTGTGTGATGGGACTGACACCCTTGACTCCGTCATAGGACAGCCCTTTGAGGTGGAAGATTTGGTTTGGCTTGTAGACATAGGTCTCATTGGTCACGTCATCCGTGTAGGTGTACTTGATTTTCGTTGTAATCGTATCTCTTTCCACCGTCATGTTCTGCGGTTTGAGAAACCACAGCTCGGTTACGTGACCTTGCTTTCGGATGATGCGGGCATAGCCGTTGCCCCATAGTAGGACGGATGTCATCATCATCTCTCGGAACTCAAACGAGGACATCTCTTCGTTTGGTCTTTCGTATAGGCAAGAGTCGAGCGGATGCTGTGTTGCCAGCTCGTTTCGACCGTCATTGCCTTTTTTGTAAAGGTGGAGCGGTAGGCTTGCCACCGTCTCCGATAGTATTTTCACGCAAGCATAAACCGCCGAGGTCTGCATTGCTCGGAGTTCATCGACCCTGACACCGCTACTGCTGTTGCCGTAGGTATCAACATCGACTCCTCGAATGAACTCTTGCATCTCTTTGCTCGGTTTGTTGCGTCGCTCCTTTTGGGGAGTATCTCGACTGCGTCCGAATATTCCCATGTTACCTCCTTATTAGTCGTATATCTCGACTCCGTTACGGATGTGTCGCACCGCCACGGCGGGCATGAGCTGGCGGTATCTGCGGACGATGACGTCGCAGTATTTCGGTTCAAGCTCGATGGCACAGCATCTGCGATTCAGCTGCTCCGATGCGATGAGGGTTGAGCCGCTACCGCCGAAGGGTTCGAGTACCGTATCTCCCTCATGGCTTGAGTTGTAGATGAGCTTTGCACACAGGGTGATGGGCTTCATCGTGGGATGATCGGGAGAGCGGGTCGGCTTGTTATCGTGAATGACCGTTGTCGGTACTGCGAGGATTTTCTCCACGAGCTCTACAAGGTCGCCCTTATTCATCTTGCGGAGGTTATCCTTGACCTCCTCGTAGACCGTGGAAAGGGTTCTGTCGGCGATGAAATAATGCCCGGCACCCTCTTTCCAACCGTAGAGGATTGGTTCGTGTATCCATTGGTAGTCCTGTCTGCCGAGGGTGAAGTGATTCTTGTACCACACAAGGGTTTGTGCGTACTTAAATCCCGCATCAATGAGCGCTTTTGTAAAGTTAAGTGTCTCTTTTGTACTATGAAACACATACACGGGTGCGCCCTTTTTGAGTCCGCTCTCGGCTGCTTTGTAGAATGCCAAGAGGAATTGGTAGAACTCGTTATCCGAGAGATTATCGTTTGCGATGTCTCCTCCTCGGCTCTGTCCGTTGAGGGTGGAGCCGTAGTCTACGTTATACGGAGGGTCGGTTACCATAATGTCGGCAGCCTTGCCGTCAAGGACTCTTTCGATGTCCTCTTTATGGGTGCAGTCGCCGCACAGGAGTCGGTGATTGCCGAGTATCCAAAGGTCTCCGAACTTGGTCTTTGGCTCGGTTACCTCCTCGATGGCGGAGTCCGCATCGAAGTCATCCTCATGGACGTTTTCCATCGAACCGCTGCCGAATAACTCTTGGGCTTCGGCGAGGTCGAAGCCCGTGAGGGTAACGTCAAAGCCACTCTGGTCGAGGTCTCGGAGGAGGTTTGCGAGGAGGTCGTTATCCCACGAACCGCTGATTTTGTTGAGGGCGATATTGAGGGCCTTCTCTCGGCTCTCATCGAGGTCTACCACTACGCAGTCCACCTCGGTCATTCCAAGGTCTTTGAGAACCTTGAGTCTCTGGTGACCGCCTACGACCTTGCCCGTGCGCTTATTCCATATCACGGGTTCTACATAGCCGAATTCCTCAATGCTCCTCTTGAGCTTCTCGTATTCAGGGTCGCCCGGCTTGAGGTCTTTTCGAGGATTGTATTCGGCTGCTTGCAAGTCCTCGACGGGTCTTTTTTCAATTATCATTGCAGAATGTCTCCTTTTGTCCGATTTTGCGATAAAAAAAGTATTTTTGCGATTTTTGTCGTATATTATAGGTGTACTTGTTCACGAATTTGTGATATAATGGATTCAATCTTATGAGAGGAGTGCGGGTTGATGTCGAAAAAGGTCGCTTTTTTTATTGGCTGTTGGCTGATATTGTCTGCCATATTGTTCGTGCCGATGTTTGCGTGGATTGGCAATTCGGGGTCTCCCGTTTACGAAACCCAAACCATTAACGAAACACAGCCGAGGGTGTATGTGACCAACAGCGGCGATTTTTACCATAACGGTTCTTGCCAATATCTCCATTCCTCCAAGATTGAAAAAGGTCGTACCCAAGCCTACGATGAGGGGTACACCGCTTGCTCTGTATGCAAAGGCACTCCGAGCGGCACCATTCAAGTGTCCTATGAAAAACGAGTCGAGAAAGATAGCACCGCAAGGGACGTATGGTGTTCAATCGGCATTTCCGCTATCCTCGGTTTGCTCGTATTGCTGCCGTTTGCAGAATGGCTTGAGGGAAAATTCTTCCCGCAGAAAGAACCTGCTACCGAGTCCGTTGCCAAGGTCGAACCAACACACGACCCTCAACCCGAACCGCTCTCCGAAAAGGAAAAGCGGAGGGCGTGGTTCAATAGCATGAATGAACACGCCTTGTACCTACAGCTCAATCGCCCCATCATTCATAAGACTTTCGGTCGTGGGTATATCACCCGTTTCCGTGAGGAGAATGGTCGCAAGTATATGCAAGTGTGGTTTGACGATCTACACGACTTCAAAGAGTTCGTCTTTCCTGATTGTTTCATTGACGAATATCTCGACTATTATTATCCGTAAAGACCTGCCCTCGGCGGGTCTTTTTCTTATATTACGATGATTCCTCGGTCGTTGTAGATGCTGTCGGTCGTTCCTTGATTGCGGATGGCTCGGTCAAGTGCCATAACCGTTGCGACTGCACCGTCTATTCGTTCCGTTGATTTCTCTTTATCCATCTTGATGTTTCCCGCTGGGTCGGTGCGGACGAATACGTTGTCCATCATCCACCGCAGCGGAACGTTGCCGCCGTGGGCAATCCTTTGTTCAAGCACGAGCTTCATGAGTTCCTTTGTCGGAGGGCTCATATCCTTGAAACCCTGTCCGAAAGGCACGACCGTGAAGCCCATCCCCTCAAGGTTTTGGGTCATCTGTACCGCTCCCCATCTGTCGAATGCGATCTCCTTGATGTGATATTTTTCGCCGAGCTCCTCGATGAACTTTTCGATGTATCCGTAGTGGATGACGTTGCCCTCGGTCGCTATGACCTGACCTCTGCCGAGCCAAGTATCGTATGGCACATGGTCTCGGCGGACGCGGAGGGCGATGGTGTCTTCGGGTATCCAAAAGTACGGCAGTATGATGTACTTTTCGTCCTCGTTCCTCGGTGGGAATACGAGGACGAATGCCGTGATGTCCGTGCTTGAGGAGAGGTCGAGACCGCCGTAGCACTCGCGTCCGATGAGGGCTTCGGGGTCTACCGCATAGTCGCATTTGTCCCAAGCGTCCATGGGCATCCACCGCACCGACTGCTTGACCCATTGGTTCAGTCGGAGCTGCCGAAAGAGGTTTTCCTCGGCGGGGTTTTCCTTGGCGGATTCGTAGGCTGTATAGAGCTTGTCGATGTCGACCGTGACTCCGAGAGAGGGATTGGCTTTGTACCAAACCGCCTCGCTTGACCAATCATCGTCATCGTCCGCACCGTATATCACAGGGTAAAAGGAGCGGTCGTGCTTTCGTCCCTCGATGATGTCCTTTGCCTTTTGGTGTATCTCCCAACAGATGGAATTCCGATCCGTTCCCGCCGTTGTGATGAGAAAGAAGAGCGGCTGTTTGCGGGCGTCTCCAGAACCGTGGGTCATGACATCGTAGAGGGCGCGGTTCGGTTGTGCGTGAAGCTCATCGAACACGACTCCGTGTACGTTGAGTCCGTGCTTTGTAAAGGATTCTGCCGAGAGTACCTGATAAAAGGAATTGAGGGGTGTATATACGAGTCGCTTTTGCGACATGATGGGCTTGATTCTTTTCTTGAGTGCCGGGCATTGCTCGACCATTTGGCAAGCAACGTCGAACACGATGGATGCCTGTTGGCGGTCGGCGGCACAGCCGTATATCTCCGCACCCCACTCCCCATCACCCGCCAAAAGATAAAGGGCAACGGCTGCGGCGAGTTCACTTTTGCCTTGCTTTTTCGGTATCTCAATGTAGGCGGTGTTGTATTGTCGGTATCCGTTTTCCTTGACCGTGCCGAAAATGTCCGAGATGATGGCGGACTGCCATGGGAGCAGTTCAAAGTTCTTGCCGTACCACGAGCCCTTTGTATGCTTGAGCATATTGATAAAGGTGATGGCTCTCTCGGCGAGGGATGGATTAAAGAGTTGACCGTTGTCTCTTGTTATGATTTTGTTGTCCACTCTTTCCTCCTAAATGACAAGGAGCAGACCGCAGTCCGCTCCTCGCACACACATGATTTTTATTGGTTATTTGAGCCCCTCGGCTTTCGCCCGTTTCTCGGTGTCTTCGAGGGCTTCCTTGAGGTAGGTGGGGTCGAGTCCGACATCATCGTATCCTTGCCTGATGGTATTGAAGTACCCTTGATTCGGCAAGGCAGGGTATCCTCGGTTCATGATGTAGACCATGGCGGTGAGTTCGCTACCGTCTGCCATCGTGACCGTTACGTTCTCTTTGTGGTAGAGGCTCGGATATCCCTCGTATCGGTCGAGTGCCATCTCATCGCTCGGTTGGATGTCCCATACCGCCACAGGGGTTTCTGCCCCCTCTTCGGGTTCGATGGTCGCTACTCCTCGGAAGGTCAGTTGCCAATCCTTGAGCATTCCGATGCCGACCACCTTTGCTTTGGGGCATCGCCACCCCATCTGCTTGAGGTTGAGGTTACTGCCGTAGGCTACGTAAAGTCTTGTCATTTTGTATGTTCTCCTTATCTTTTAGTGTGGAGAGTGGCGGTTATGCCACTCTCGTAGGTCTGCCGTTCTTGAAGGCGATGTCTCCATCGAGGTTTTCGAGGAGCCATTTTCTTGCGGTCTCGAATTCCTCGCCGATGAGTCCGAGTCGGAGGAGCCATGTGCGGAAGGTGTACTTTTCGTTGCTTGTTACCGTCTTCTTTGCACTCGATCCTTTGGAGGTGAGTGCCTGATGGCTGATTGCGAGGCACAGTTGGATGTAGGTCTTAATCTTGCCCGCGTGGGTCGTGCCGTTGAAGCATCGGAACTCTATCGTGCCTTTTTGCCATA